AGTGTTGAGAAGTTCAAGGGACTGCTGTTCCAGATCGAAAGAGACGCTAACGCGATTGCACAAAGAACTCGTAGAGGAACGGGCACCACGCTCCTTTGCTCTGCTGACGTTGCTTCTGCTCTTACCATGGCTGGTGTACTTGATGACACCCCTGCACTGAACGCCAACCTCAACGTTGATGACACCGGTAACACCTTCGCTGGTGTTCTGCAAGGTAAGTATCGTGTATACATCGATCCTTATGCTGCTAACCTGACTTCCGGCAACGGAACTCCCGGTAACCAGTATTACGTTGTCGGTTATAAGGGTTCTTCTCCTTATGACGCTGGACTGTTCTACTGCCCCTACGTTCCCCTGCAAATGGTTCGCGCCGTTGGAGAGGACACCTTCCAACCCAAGATTGGCTTCAAGACTCGCTACGGAATGGTAGCGAACCCCTTCGCTGAAGGAACCGAAGCACAACTGGGTGGACTTAACGTCAACCAGAACCGTTACTACAGACGTGTTGCTGTTAAGAACCTGATGTGATATAATTTTCACATCCGTGTGAAGGAAGTGCTGGGGAACCGAAAGGTTCCCCTTTTTTTATCTAAATACTTAGAAAACGATGTCTTACGGCAATCCTTTTGAGAGACAGATAAGTAATAGAAATTTCTTATCTCCCACTGGTTTTAAGTTCACATTGCAGAGAGCACCTAAAGTTGCTTTCTTTGGCAACTCTGCGAACTTGCCTGCTATCTCGATGGGAACTGCCATTCAACCAACATACCTGAAGGATATTGATCGTCCTGGAGATAAGGCTGAATTTGGAGATTTCAATTATAGATTTCTTGTAGATGAGAACTTAGAAAACTATCTTGAGATCTACAATTGGATTAGAGGTTTAGGATATCCTGAAAGTTTAAGTGAGATTTATGACTGGCAAGGAGGAGTAGAGAATTTTCTTCAACCCAATAATTCAGAACTTAATTTATTCTCTGACGCTACTCTGCAGATTTTAACTAGCAAAGAGAATCCCAACTTTAAAATAACTTTTCAGGATATGTTCCCAGTTGAACTGTCCACATTGAACTTTGATGCGACTAGTGAAGATATACAGTACTTTACAGCAGATGTCACTTTCAAGTATACTATCTACAATATAACTGACTTGTCTGGCAACAAATTATGAGTCTTGATCTTGAATCTATTCAAGAGATGTGGAAAAAAGATTCTGACATTGACAGAGACAACTTACACGAAGAGTCTTTGAAAATTCCATCTCGACATGCAAAATACTTTGAATTATATAATACCATATTTCTTCTGAGGAAGAAAGCAGAACAACAAAAAAAGAATATTAGACACGAGAGATATGAGTATTATTCTGGTAAAGCAGATCCCGACGTTTATATTGAAAATCCGTTTCCCAAAAAGATCCGAGATAAAGACACTATGCAAAAATATCTGGATGCAGATGAGAGACTCTCAGGAGTTTCGTTGAAGATTGATTATTACGATACTATGCTTGTTTATATTGAGAGTATATTGAAGCAAGTAAGTAATCGAACTTACCACATCAAAAACGCAATAGAGTTTATGCGATTCAACGCGGGGTTAGGATGATGAATGATGATGAATGGACTTATCAGGATGAGGACTTTGATCCTGACTCAACTTACATAGAGTTGCAGTTTGGTATTGATGATGTATATTTGATTTACAAATCTCTTCAAGTTCACCTTGATAAGTGGCCCGGAGGACACCCTGCAGAGCAGGAGAGATTGCAATATCTGAAAACATTTTTTGCAAGAATAGTTCTTGAATATAAGTATCAAAGTTAGTGATAAATATTCGCAGGTGATGAATCCTCGTGAATACAACAGATCTTGTAATCTCTAAATCCAACGAAGTATTTCTAAAAATCAATACTGAACCTCATATTGAATATGAGTTAAGAGATCATTTTAAATTTGAAGTCCCAAACGCCAAGTTTATGCCACAGTATCGTGGTAGAAATTGGAATGGAGAAATTCATTTATATGACATGCGTTCCAAGCAGATCTATGTTGGACTGCTGGATAAGATTGTAAGTTTTTGTAAAAATTACGGATATTCTTATTCGTTTGAAAATAATAAATTCTACGGACAACCCTTTGAAGTAAATGATGAGATATCATTTGAGGGTGTCAAAGGATTTATGAAATCTATTTGCACTCATACTCCACGTCAATACCAAATTGAGGGAGTATACGATGCTTTAAAGCATAATAGAAAGCTATTGATAAGCCCCACTGGGAGCGGCAAATCTCTAATGATTTATTCATTAGTGAGATATTATGTAGACAAAGGACAAAAAATTCTTCTTGTCGTTCCAACGACATCTCTTGTAGAGCAGATGTACAAGGATTTTGAGGACTACGGTTGGGACGCTGAGACATATTGTCATAAGATTTACAGTGGTAGAGAAAAGGACACAAATTGTCCTGTGACAATTACCACCTGGCAATCTATCTATAAGTTAGAGAGATCCTGGTTTGAGGAATACAATGTTGTAATTGGTGATGAGGCACATCTCTTCAAGAGTAAGTCTCTAATATCAATTATGACTAAACTTCATCACGCTAAGTATAGGTTTGGGTTTACAGGGACTTTAGACGGCACACAGACGCATAAATGGGTGTTAGAGGGAGTCTTTGGCCCATCATACAAGGTGACAAGAACTGATGAATTGATGAAACAAGGACACTTGTCTGAGTTAGATATTCAGTGTCTTGTTCTTAAGCATGAACCACAAAAGTTTGAGACATATAATGATGAGATTGAATATCTAATCTCTCATGAACAAAGAAATAAATTTATTACTAATCTAACATTAGATCTTAAAGGTAACACCCTTGTGCTTTTTGCAAGAGTCGAAGCACACGGAGAGATACTCTACAATCAGATAAATAATAACAAGCGTGATAACCGTAAGGTATTTTTTGTACATGGTGGTGTAGACGCTGAAGAACGGGAGGTAGTAAGAGAAATCACAGAAAGAGAAAACAACGCTATTATCGTTGCCTCTTATGGAACTTTTTCTACAGGTATCAATATTAAAAACCTCCATAATGTTATCTTTGCCTCTCCAAGTAAGTCCAGAGTCAGAAATCTTCAGAGTATTGGACGAGTTCTTAGAAAAGGAAAGGACAAAGTAAAAGCAACTCTGTATGATATTGCAGATGATTGTTCTACTAAAACAAGAAAGAATTATACGTTAAACCATCTCATTGAAGGAATTAAGATCTATAATGAAGAAAACTTTAACTATGATATCATAACCATTCATCTAAAGAAAGCATGATAGAAGATGATTTTTATGCAACAATAAAACTTAAGTCTGGTGAAGAAATCTTCTGTAAAGTAGCAGCAGAAGAAGAATCTGATAGAACTATCTTGGTAGTTTCTAATCCTGTCACCATTAAAGAAGTGAAAGGTAGAATAGGAATAATTGGTTATAAGGTAGAACCTTGGCTAAAAACAACTACTGATGATATGTTCTTTATTAATTTAAATGATGTATTAACAATGTCTGAATCAAGTGACATTGAAATGATTCTCATGCATCAAGAATACGTAAGGAAAGCAGATAGTACTCCTAACTCTGGTTCTAGTAATCATAAACTAGATAAGAAGATGGGATATCTTGCTAATGTAAATGATGCAAGAGAGATATTAGAAAAACTCTATAATAGTCCTTCTAATAAAGATCTAAGTAATTAAGCTATAGTTGTCTCTTCAAACCCAACAAAGGTAGTCTACACAAGGTTTAGAGACTTGTCAAGCATATGTCTTAGTGGTATACTTTATACATAATGATGAGATATAGTTATGATACAACCAGGCATGACTAAGAGAAAAAGATCAGAACACTACGTCAATAACAAAGAGTTCTTAGCTGCACTGATTGCGTATCGTGAAGAAAGAGAAATTGCAGAAGCAAAAGGACTTCCAAAACCTATTATTCCCAGGTACATTGGAGAGTGCTTCCTGAAGATTGCAACTCACTTATCATTCAAACCAAACTTCGTGAACTACATGTTCAAGGATGATATGGTTTCTGATGGTATTGAAAACTGTGTGCAGTATATTCATAATTTCAATCCTGAGAAGTCTCAGAATCCTTTTGCATATTTCACACAAATCATTCACTACGCTTTCTTGAGACGGATTCAGAGAGAGAAGCGTCAGTTGGAAATCAAGAACAAAATTCTGGAGAAGTCCGGGTACAGTGAGGTGTTTGACGACAACAACACCCTTGACGGATCGAACTATAGTGACTATAATTCCATCAAGGATGCAGTCCACTCTAAACTTCGTTATTGATGAAAGTTGCAATTATCACGGATCAACACTTCGGTGCCCGTAAGAATTCTAAACTCTTTCACAATTATTTTCTGAAGTTTTATAATGATATCTTCTTTCCTTATCTAGAAGAGCATGGTATCACCACGGTTGTGGATATGGGTGATACCTTTGATAATCGCACTGGTATTAACTTTGGTTCTCTTGCGTGGGCAAAAGACAATTATTATGATCGTCTAGGTATCATGGGCGTTCATGTTCATACGATTGTCGGTAATCATACCGCATTTTACAAAAATACAAATGAAGTGAACGCAGTTGATCTATTACTTCGTGAGTATCATAATGTTTCAGTATACTCTTCTCCCGAAGAGGTAATGCTGGGTAATTTAAAAGTTCTCTTTATACCATGGATTAATGAAGAAAATTCCAAAAATACTTTCTTATCTATTGAAAGTACAGATAGCAAATGTGCGATGGGGCACCTTGAACTACGCGGATTTAGAGCTCATCGCGGATGCGTCATGGAGCATGGTTTTGAGAGCGACTTATTTAAGAAGTTCACCAAGGTGTTCTCGGGACACTACCACACTCGATCAGATGATCAAAAGATCTTCTATCTAGGTAATCCCTATGAGATGTTCTGGAATGATGTTGGAGATACCAGAGGATTTACTATCTTTGATACTGAAACTCTAGAACACACTCATGTTAACAATCCATATCGGATGTTCTATAACATCTATTATGAGGACACTGATTATCAAACTTTTGATGCCAGAGAATATGAGAACAAGATCGTAAAAGTTATTGTTCGTAAAAAATCAAACAGTAAGAAGTTTGAAAAGTTTGTTGATAAGTTGTATTCTGTTGGTGTTGCTGATCTCAAGACTGTAGAAAACTTTGAAGTTGGTGATCCTGAGGAGTTTGAAGCTTTTGAATCTGAAGACACACTTTCTATCTTGAATAGATATATCCAAGAAGCAGAAATCAATCTTGACAAGTCTATTCTGCAAGATATTATGAGAACAACATATCAGGAGGCATGTGAGTTAATTTAATGTTTATTCTAACTGTAGAAGGAAAGGAGGATAAGGGAGCGTATTCCGTAGCAAACGAAACGGGAGATAAAATTCTGTATCTTTTTGAAGAAGAGGATGACGCTACTCGTTTTGCTATGCAGTTAGAGGATGAACATGGATATCCTGAGATGAATATAGTCGAAGTAGAAGACGATATAATGCTTAAGACATGCCACATTCATGAGTGTGAGTATGCTATAATTTCTAAGAACGACATCGTAGTGCCGCCAGAAACTGAGGAGTATGATTTTATTTGAAAAGATTCGTTGGAAGAACTTTCTTTCTACGGGTAATCATTATACTGAAGTCGAGTTAAACAAGAATGGTAACACGATGATCATCGGCACTAATGGTGCTGGTAAATCTACTATTCTTGATGCTCTTACATTCTCTCTTTTTGGTAAGGCATTTCGTAAAATTAATAAACCACAACTGATCAACACGACTAACGAGAAGGATTGTGTTGTAGAAGTTGAGTTTTCTATCAGTAGTATTTCTTGGAAGGTTGTTCGTGGTATCAAACCTGCTATTTTTAAGATCTATCGTAATGGTGAAGAACTGAATCAGGACGCTGCAGCACTGGATCAGCAGAAATGGCTGGAGCAGAATGTCTTGAAGATGAATTATAAGTCATTTACGCAGATTGTTATCCTTGGAAGTAGCACATTTGTGCCCTTCATGCAGCTTTCAGCAGCAAATCGACGTGAAGTTATTGAAGATTTGCTTGATATCAAGATCTTTTCGTCCATGAATATGGTGATTAAGAGCAAAATTAGTGCTATTAAGGACGAAGTTAAGACTTTGACTCTCAAAAAAGAGTCACTGAGTGACAAAGTTGACATGCAAAGTCGCTTTATCGATGAATTAGAGTCCCAAGGTAAGGCAAATATTGCTAAAAAGAAGGAAAAAGTCTCTGAACAGACAAAACTTATCAATCTTTACAACAAAGAAGTGTCTTTGAACCAAGAAAAGGTGCAAAAACAACTTGTAGAGCAAGAAAAAGTGACTGGAGCTACTGAAAAACTCCGCAAAATGAGTGGATTGAGGGGTAAAATCACTCAAAAAGCGTCCACAATTATGAAAGATCATAAGTTTTTTAACGAAAATACGGTTTGTCCCACCTGTACGCAGTCGATTGATGAGGATTTCCGCATAAATAAGATTAACGACGCTCAAAATGTAGCAAAAGAGTTGCAATCTGGTTTGCAAGAACTGGATGAGGCAATTAATGAAGAACAGGAGCGAGAGCGTCAATTTCTTGCCCTATCGAAGGAGATTTCTAAACTACAGAATGAGATTTCTCAAGACAATGTTCGGATTTCTGGATGTCAGCGACAAATCAGAAGTCTGGAATCGGAAGTTCAAGAGCTTACCGAGCAACTTGCAAACCGAAATACTGAACATGAGAAGCTAGAAACCTTCAAAGACAACTTAAAAACTACATTTGACGATTTAGCGTCAAGAAAGGACACGATCAACTACTACGATTTTTCGTATAGTCTACTTAAAGACGGTGGAGTCAAAACAAAGATTATCAAGAAGTATTTGCCGCTGATTAATCAGCAAGTGAACCGTTATCTACAGATGATGGACTTCTATATTAACTTTACTCTTGATGAAGAGTTCAACGAAACCGTCCAGTCCCCGATACATGAGGACTTTTCTTATTCTTCTTTCAGCGAGGGAGAGAAGATGCGTATCGATTTAGCACTCTTGTTCACCTGGAGAGAGGTGGCAAGGATGAAAAACTCTGTGAACACTAACTTACTCATTATGGATGAGGTATTTGACAGTTCTCTTGATGGATTTGGAACAGATGAGTTCCTTAAGATTATTAGATTCG